TTCGCGACCATGCCGTAGCGAGTCTTGAAGCCAATTTTTGGCTGGAAGGTGTTCTCGCCAACTGCGCGAACCATCTGTAGTGGTACGTATGGGCAGTAGAACAAGCCAGCGTCGAATGCGCTAGAACCTTTATAACCAACAGTCATGTACTGGTTACCTGCTGCACTTGAGAAGTATGGATCGATGTATACGCGGATACGACCGTTCAAGATACCTGCAAAAGTATTACCTGTGTCATCTACATTCAAGCTAGCTGACAACGCTGGAGTATAATCCAATACACCTGCCATTTGAAGTGCTGATGCAACGTCAGATGAACAGATCAGGATGTTACCTTTCCCTCTACGAGTGTCTTTTGCGATTTGGTTCGCTTCACGCTCGATTTGGAAAATCATACCTTTGAAGCGCTCTACTGACCAACGGCCGTTTGAGTCAACGTCAAGGTTAAATGTACCAGCTGTTGCTGTATTGTCTTGAGCACCTGCTGTAGCAGTGTAGTTGATTGTACGAACAACTTCACGGTTAATTTCAGCAAGAATTTCTGCTGACAAGATGTTTGCCAACTCTGTTTCTGCATCCAAGCCGTGTACAGCGCGAAGGTCTTGAGCCAATTCCATTGTGTACTCAGCTTTCAACGCACGTGAAACTGCAGTTACTGAAACTTTCTCGATTGAGAATGCCATCTCTTGGAATGCATTGTTTGATGCATCACCTAGAGCTTCAGCTTGTGCTGTTGACATACCAGTTGCAACTGTGTAGCCGTTTGCAGAAGCGCGGGCAGTTGGATCAGAACCTGTCTGACCTGTTGTAACTGCGTCACCAGTTGATTCGTCAATTGCGAAACCTGACAATGTGTTACCAGCAGCTGACTTCGAGAAGTCTGTGTCTGCTTCGTTGTACAATGCTTCTGCACCAGTTGTCTGGTTGCTGTAGCGTGCACGCATCGCGAAGATAAGACCAGTTGGTCCAGTCATTGGCTGAACACCAGCAATATCATAAGCGATAAGGTTTGGCATTGAACGACGTACTAATGAGATCAGTACTGGGTCAAAGATGTCGACAGCACCATCACCTGCAACTGATGACGAAGCACCCATTGCGTTAGTTGGAGCCGCTTCACCTAATAGTGATGGCATTGAGTAGCCACCTGAACCCTGTGCAGCTTCTCTAGATGCACGAGTTTGGTTTTCTAACAATGTAGCTGTGACTGAACGACGATGAGCGTCTTTGATCTCTGGAAGATCGCTGTGCTCAAGAACCGGCTGCCACTTCTGCATTAGTTCTTCAGATACATATTGCATTTGATTCTCTCCTTTAAGGTTTTCCAAATCTAATATTATTTATAATTTTTATTTTTTCAATGATCTTGAAATGGCATTGACGTATTGTGACATTTCTGGGTCAATACGAGGTGAAGTAGCTTCTTCCTCTAATGGCTCAGCGTCGTCAAAATCACTCACCGAAGCAATCTCTACGGATTCACTAAAATAGCTTTTCTTTAGAGTTTCAAGTTTCTCAACGTATTTGTCTTCATTAACAAATTCAATTCCTTCAGCTAGAGACTTAAACTTTTCTTTTTGAGTCTCAGTTAAAGATTCGCATGCTTCTGCGAACAAATCGGCTTTCATATGCTCAGCAATTTCAGCCTTAAAAGAAGCATTCTTTTTAATCTCTTCGTCTAAACGTGACTCGAGATCTTCTGCACGAGCAGCTAATTCTTCAACAACATCTACTTTGTCGTCAGGAATTTCAATATAGTGCTCATTAAACAGATCTTTTAGTCCATTAATAAAGTCATCAACTAGCTCAGACTTGATGCCTTTTTCGACAGCAAGAGAGTTCTCTTCCATCCAGTTTTCTACGACATAGTCTAGATACTGGTCTAGTCTAACTGTCATCTCTTCTTCAAGACGAGCTTTTTCTTCGTTGAGTTCAGAATCAATGTCAACAACGTATTTTTCTAGTTGCTCATTAACTTTTGAAACAACAGCAGCTTCAAAGATTGTT